GAAGCCAGCATGGTAGGCATATCCACCATACGGAAGGTCGGAGTGAGATGGGTCGAAGTAAGTACGTACAGTTCGTGAATTATCCCCCAACGAAATGTTGGGATGCTAATTCAGGAGCCCGGACTTACCCCGACGGGATATTTAACTATATCCCACATTCCATCTTGGGGAAACATGACCTCCAATATTCTCAAGGCAACCCTTACCATGAACTTGGTAAGAGCGGCAAGAGAATTGGAGGAAATTTCTTCGTGGTCAAGAACGAATGGACTGGTAATGTTATCCAGCCCAGACCGTACTCTAATACCCTGAACCCTCATGACGTGGGCTTTCATTACGATGGCCCTGTTTATGAGAATACGGGGTATAGCCTTAGCCATTGGCCGGCACCTTGGTATTCGAGCTCAGCTGAGCTTGATGTCCAGGGTACTAGCATAATTGCTAATGTGATCCCGACGAATCCCCTCTCTGGACTCTTTGTCTCGCTTGGCGAGTTGAAAAGAGACGGTTTACCGTCTCTAATCGGGGTCCAATCATGGCGTGATCGAACACGAATTGCCCGCGGTGCGGGCAAGGAGTATTTGAACGCGCAGTTTGGTTGGATACCACTCGTCAATGAACTGAAATCCTTTACTCATTCTGTTAGGAACTCGGAAGAGTTAACCCGACAGTATGAAAGGAATTCAGGTAGAAAGATAAAGAGAAAGGTTGCACTCCCTGTTGACAGCGAGACATTGGTTGGGTGGGGTACAAATAGGAGTATTTGTCCTGCCCAACCTAAGATGTACGCTGGCAGCAGCTACAAGCATTTTTCCCAAACTACCGTCAAAAGTAAACGACGGTGGTTTTCCGCTGCCTTTACCTACTATTTGCCTCCATTCAAAACGGATGGAGACAATTTTCGTAGGAACGAGCAACTCGCGAACTACCTTTACGGTACTCGCGTGACGCCCGAAGGCATCTGGGATTTAACGCCTTGGACCTGGGCCGCAGACTGGGTAGGAAACTTCGGCGATGTATTACACAACGTCGCAGCTTTCCGCCAGGACGGCCTTGTGATGCAATATGGTTACATGATGGAAGAAGGTATCCATCAACATACCTACTCACACCCCGATGTACGTTTTCATACGTATCCTGGGGTGAAAAATGAGGTCACCGCTACTGTACGAACAATCGTAAAGCAGCGGCGAGTTGCAACACCGTATGGATTTGGCATCAATGTCGGCACGTTTACGGGTCGGCAATGGGCCATTCTTGCTGCCTTGGGTTTATCTCGAGGCAACAATACTCTCTATTCTTAGAGAGTAGACAGTCGCACCTTTTGGTGTGACAATGTAGTACCATTCGGGGGAATTACCCTCGTCTGGCAACATTGAGGAGCAATTGTCATGGCTTTTCCCGACCCACAGTCGGTCACGATCAACGCAGTTCCGATCTCTCTTCCGAGGATCGGACAGAGCATGAATGCTGGCGCCTTCCAATCGGTTGACGCCAACACCAAGCTCAGTGTCTCGCATACTTATGGTAAGCGTGCAAGACACCTTCTGCGTCTCGACGTTCTGAAGAACGCTGCTGACCCACTGAACCCGACGACGAATCTTCCGTACACCATGAATGTTTACGTGGTGGCGGATGTGCCGTTGTTCGGGTATTCAGCTGCGGAACAGAAGCAGGTCGGAGATGGGCTTTCTGCCTATCTCTCGGCTTCTTCAGGCGTGGCCTGGACTCGACTCTTCGGAGGCGAGTCCTAGCTCACCGACACTGTGGTTAGCAAAGTCATGGCGATGGATTCCCAATACCCCCTTATCTAAGGAGGAAGGGATGCAAAGCCATTTATTGCTAATCAATGCGGTCCTCGCTGATGCGGGGATCAGATGCAGCACTAGCACCACTCGTGATCTAAAAACGATCACGAGACGTGTTGAACATGAGGGTCTATCGTATTTAACGATAGCCTTACCCAATTTTTGTGAAGACTTCCAAAAAGGTCTTGACAAAGAGAAGGTAGACTCAACGATGTTCGCAGGTTATGCGAAGATCGGGTATCTCCCGAAATTTCTTTCGGGTTTTACCAGTCAAGTGTTCAACGCTAGTGATGGCACGCTAGTCAATGAACCAAACATTGATGCGATTCAAGCGATCCGTCAAGTAACCTTACTTTTCGGAAAGATTGAACTCGCGTGCAGTGATGCACGCGTTTCAGCAGCAATGTCTAAGTACATTGATTGCGAACAGCAAGTGAGGGAGAACGACCGCAAGCTCAGTTCAGCTGATAAGCTGGACTTTTTGCGCGTGGCCGATCTACTCTTGGGTAATGTTATGAACGCCGTGAGTAGAGATATTCACGACGGAAATATCGTTCCCAAGCACGGTCCTGGTTCAACGGCTGATGGACTTACCGGAAACGGTAAGTACAATCAGAATCTTTGGACCAGGCGTTTGGAGGAGGTACCCTTCTATGCAGGAGAGTTCCTCTTTCCGAACTGGAGTCATTACAATTATGACTCACCGCCCATCACATGGCTGGATCCCGGAGACGAGATTCCCGTTAAGGTAATCTCGGTTCCTAAGACGTTGAAAACGCCACGAATTATCGCCATTGAACCGACCTGCATGCAGTATGTGCAGCAGGGGCTAATGGAGTCATTCGTGACCCATATCCAGAGGGATGACCTCCTCCGGTGGATGATCGAGTTTCGAGAACAAGAGCCTAACCAGGCACTTGCTCGATATGGTTCTGTTAAAGGAACCCTTGCGACGCTAGATCTTAGCGAAGCAAGCGATCGCGTTTCCAATCAGCTCGTACGGTTAATGAGTACTCATCATCCCTGGGTAACTAGGGCTTTTGATGCCTCACGAAGCCGGAAGGCTGACGTACCTGGTCATGGCGTAATTCGCCTGGCCAAGTTCGCGAGTATGGGATCAGCTCTCACCTTTCCCGTTGAAGCGGTGGTTTTTCTTACCATCATCTTCCTCGGGATAGAGCGAGAGTCTTGTGTGCCATTGACCCGTGAGTTCTGTGAAGATCTCATTGGTCAGGTGCGCATCTACGGGGATGATATCGTTGTCCCCGTAGAATATGTGCAATCCGTGATCAAGGCGCTAACAACTTTTGGGTTGGTAGTTAACCTTGGTAAGTCTTTCTGGACTGGGAAGTTCAGAGAGTCTTGCGGTAAAGAGTACTACTACGGCGAGGACGTTACAGTTGTCCGAGTCCGACGTAGTCTTCCTACCTCACGGAAGCATGTTCCAGAGATAATTTCAGTAGTTTCCCTTCGTAATCAGATGTATTTCGCTGGTTACTGGAAAACCGCTGAATATCTGGATAGTTACATCCGGAAGTTAATTCCCTTTCCGAATGTTCTACCAGATTCTCCGGGCATAGGCAGGCACTCTTTCCTCGGATATGATTCCGAAAAGGATTGTCGGTTTCTCCATAAGCCCTTGGTCTGGGCTTACAGAGAAAACTCCCGCGCTCCTCGAGATCCTCTCGATGGGTCGGGTGCCTTGCTTAAGTTTTTCCTTAAGCGTTCAGTTGAGCCATCAGCTGATAGGAAACACTTAGAACGTGCGGGACGTCCCAATGCCGTCAGCATCAAGCTTGGG